GAGGCAATGATTTCTACAACTTTTGAGGTGAGAGGCATGAACGTGGTCGACTGCCAGGCGGCCTTATTGGACTTGTCATAAATACCTTTCATGTTCTGCCAGCATTTGTCCCAGATTAAACTCCTTGTTCTGCGCGGATGTTTGAGTGGACTGCGTTAATTCCTTGCATGAAAAAGTTTTATCAACGAATCTATCAGTTTAAGGACTTAGAAGAAGCCCAGCAGATTCTTGGCGGTTCTCGCGGTCAGGCGTTTGAATTTATCCTTCCAGAAGAATTGGATAAGATAGCGAAGCTTGTCCCTCTTGGCGTGATGACTATGGAGAATAAGGGCGTTAAATTAGCCCAAATGAACCAATTCACGCAAACCTGGATGACTATGCCGTTCTTTAAAAAACTTGAGATGGCCCGAAAAATGGCTGTCGAGATGGGTAACCCTGAACCAGATTCGATCCTCTTTAGTGATGAAGAGCAACAGCAATATAACCAAGCGCAGCAAGCCGTAATTCAGGACCAGATGAACATGGGCCAGCCGGGATTGCAACCACCGGACCAAGGCGGGATATTAGGTCCAAATGGTCAGCCCGTCCAGTCTGGGCAACGCGGGAATGTCCCTGGCGGTCAACCAGTAAGCGGAAACGTGCCAGGGCCTATGCGCGGCATGCCTCGTCCTGCAATACAAGCTCGCGGGCCAGGTGCAAGCCCGTTAGATCTTCATGGAATGCCGATGTCATGAGGATAACCAAAGATCAGGCCCAGGTGTGGGTTTATAAGCCAACAAAAAAAGATAAGCCGATAAAAGCAATTTTCAAGGGTTGGCTTTATAGACCAGTCTGTTATTTGCATTATAAATGTGGTAATTACTTCACCGAAGAAAACGAAAAGCACGATTGCCAGCATTGGAGCATCACTTTTCAAAATAAAATGAAGGGCTACATAGACGAGATAAGCAAATATAAATAATGGACGATAAAGAACTAGAAAAGAGAAAGGAACGCGGAGCATCTTACCGAAACATGATGCAAAGCTGGGCTTGGAAAGATTTTGAGCAAAACATTTTGAATGTTGAAAGACAAGACGCATTAGAGAAGCTGGTTTTAAAAAACGATGATCAATTGAGGGGGACCGTTAAATGCGTCGACAGAATAAAAAGCGAAATCGGTCTCATCGTCGGAGAATAGAGGATGAATTTAAACGCATTAAAAACTATATGCGAAAAAATTTCAAAGTTTCTTATTACTGCACTTTTGAGCTAGGAGCCAAGTCAGTAGATTTTAGTTTGAACTAAATTTTAAAACAGTAAGGGATTGATCCCCCTGAATCGGCCTAAAACCGAGCTGAGAAGTGCCAACTTTTAGGAGTTGTTATCCATCTAACCATGGGTGACAACTCCTTTTTTTTGGCCCAAGGAGAAATTATGGGATTAATGGATTTTCTTAAACCAAAGACTCAAATCACTAAAGAAGGTGATAAGGAATTAAATTTTACCCCAGGGACAGGGAAAGGGAGCGGCCTTATCGTAAAAAGACCAATTAAACCCCCTGAGCCTATTGCCAATGTCTCTGAACGAAAAGCGAAGATAGTTACGCCTATTGCAGCATCTAGGGGATAGATTTTAGACCACAACCACGGGAAGTGGCGGTCAAGGAGACAACATGAGTGAACAGAAGCAAACGGCAGCGGAAATAAAAGAACAGATCAAAAAGGCGCAAGAGGAGCTTAAAAACTCTTCCCTTCCGATCACAGGGATGCTCGCAGGCGAAGTTAATGCCAATTCCACAACTGACCAAGCAGAAGTTAAGCCAGAACCTAACAAGGCGGCTAAGGGGTTGGAAGAACCCAAGACCGGAGAAGATCCGGCGTTAAAAGAATGGGCAAAGAAGAAAGGTATCGACTGGACGACAGAAGAGTCTGTTTTAAGTGCGTTAAGGAAGTCAGATCAAGCGTTTCATGAGAAAAGGCAGAAAGAGAAACAACAGGAACCGGCTAATCAGCCAGGATATGCACAGCCTGCTTATGTTCCTCGACAGCCTGCTTATCAGCCACCGCCTGCACCTGCTCCTTATTATGCACCGCCTGTTAATGACAATCGAACTATGATCGAGAATATTGCACGAAGTTATAATGTGACCGCCGAAGATGCTGAAAAACTTCTCCCTATGATGAAGGATTTCTACGAAGCGGCCACTGTTAAAGATCGACAATTCTTTGAACAGAAATTTGCTGTTGTTGAACGGGAAAATAGAAAAAACTCTGTTTTTCGGGAACTTGCTTCCGATCCGGCTTTCCGCAATCCTGAGGTCGCCGTTGAATATCACAAGACCTTAGAAGAAATGCAAAGCCATGATCCCCGTGCTTTTGAAGAGGATCCGAACCAATATATGAGAGCCTACGATAAGACTCTCGCGAATATTGCTCGAAGAAACTTAACGGGTCGAACATTACAAGAAGGCGTGCCCCCAATTGCTACGCCACCGACTAACCCCCCTCGCCGTTTGAATGGGGCGAGTGGCGGAGGATCAACGGAAAACGATTCTATGACTCCTCAGCAGTTTGCAAAGCTTCCTCTTCATGAGAAGACCGCATACCTAGAATCAATTGGATTGCGTCCTGGTAATTAAGAACCCTAAAAACAGGATAATAAAATGACAGTTACATTAACCACCGATGCCGGCATTACCGGCATGGTAGGCAATTACTACGATCATGTGTTCCTGGAACGACTTGAGGCTAATCTCGTCTATGATAAATATGGAGAACAACGCCCACTTCCCGAAAATCAAGGTAACACAATTGTTTGGCATCGGCTCAATAACCCGATTGCTGGATCAGTTCTTACGGAAGGTTCCACCCCAGGTGCATCAGTCGTATCAGCCACAAAAGTCTCAGCAACGCTTGTTTATTACGGTGATTTGCGATCAGTTTCTGATCAAGTCACTGCCACAGCGGTTTGCCCCGTTGTAGAAGAAACCGTCCAGGCCCTCGGCTACGGTGCTGCTCTTACCAAAGACAACATCATCGGCTTAGCGATCGGATTCGGTTCTGCTACTTCTGCAGGCTTAACCTTCTCTCCATCAACAAAGATTCCTTCTATTTATAGCCAAGGTTTCCCCGTTATGGACGGAAATTTGAATACCGTTACGTGGCCGAATTCCGGTTATGTGGCTGGATTCTTGCAGGGGACTTACTCTGTGAATCCAACCATTGGCCATATTCGTCAATGCGTAACAGCTCTCAAGACATTGAATGCGATTCCGTTTGAAAATAACTTGTACAAAGGTATTATTCATCCAGTTGAATCTGACTTCATTCGTCGTGATAGCACGTTCCCAACTTGGATGGCTTACAACAACCTCCAAGCCATGACAAAAGGCAAACTCGGCGTTATCGAACGAGTTGATTTCGAAGAAAGTTCTAATGCGATTACATCCTCGGTCCTTGCTTCTGCATGGTCGACAGGCTACTACTCCGGCGGAGGTACTGTTTACGGTACCTTGATTTTCGGAAAAGGTGCCTACGGCGTGACGAAACTTGGAGCTAAAGATGCAAAAATCAATGTGACGACAGGCGCGGACAAGACTGACCCGTTGAACCAATACACCCTAATCGGTTATAAATTGGCGATGGCGGCTAAGATCTTGAATCCTTCGGCTGGAATCATCTTGGCGCATTACGTACAAAACGTACCGTAATCTGTAACAATTCTCTAGTGCTGGCAGTTCTTATTCCCTTAGGAGCTGCTGGCACTAGATTTCACTAAAGGGAGAAATATGAGCCGTCCAAAAGGGTCTGTCAATAAAAAGAAAATAGTAGAGATTCAAGTCAAAGAAATAAATGTTCCACGTGTAACAAAAGAAGACGTGCCGCAGCTTGTGTGTCTTTGCGGACACTTAGACGAGCTTCATTACGGGAAAGAAGTCAAGTATTGCAATGCTCAGGATTGTCCTTGTCTAGAGTTTAAATGATCGCTACAGACAAATTTATTGTTTTTAATCAGCCAGACCTTGGAGAAGAGGAATCGAACGCTGTTTTAGATGTAATTAGGTCTGGATGGATTGGAACTGGAAAGGTAGCCCATAAATTTGAAGAAAAGTTCGCGGAGTTTGTTGGCGGAGGCTACGCCGTTGCTGTCAGTTCTTGCACAATTGGCCTACAGCTGGCATTAAAAGTAACAAGGGATATTCAATGCGGAGAGGTCATTACTACGCCCCTTACCTTTGCAGCGACGTTAAACGCGATCCTTTCAACGGGATCTAAACCTATTTTGGTTGATGTTTTGCCCAATGGCTGTATTGATTTAGAAAAAGCAAATCGAAGCGTTAATCGTTTTACAAAAGCGATTGTCCCCGTTCATTACAGCGGCTCTCCCTGCGACCTGTCTAAAATAAAGAACAAGCGAATTCCCATAATTGAAGATTCCGCCCACGCTTTTGGAATGACATTCTGGAAAAAAGGGGATTTTCAGGTTTTCAGCTTCTATGCAAACAAGAACATTACTTCCGGTGAAGGTGGAATGGTTGTCTGTAAAGACAAGAAAATGGCCGATGAGATCAGAATTTTGTCTTCGCAGGGATTAAGCCATGGATCCTGGCAGCGGTATGGTTCCGCGAAGGTTCAGCCATATGCTGTTGAGAAAATAGGCTTTAAGGGCAACATGCCAGATGTTTTGGCAGCCATTGGACTGGTCCAGTTGCGAAGATGGCCGGAAATGCTAGAGAAACGTCGCAAAGTCTGGAAAATATACGAAAAAGCTTTTGGATATAAAGAGTTGGAACATAGCACCCACTTTTACCCGCTTAGAGTTGATGATAGAGATTTGGTCAGGGTTAAGCTTTACGAGAAAGGAATTGGGACAGGTATTCACTATAAACCGCTTCACCTAGAGCCAGCCTATAAACATCTTGGATATACCATAGGTGATTTCCCGATGGCCGAAAAATGGGGAGAAGAGGAATTAAGCCTACCAGTTAGTGCCACCATGACTGAGGAAGACGCAAATCGTGTGGTTTATGAAATAGGGGAAGCCACAAAATGAAATCGCTCATCATCGGACGTGGACAGGTAGGATCTGCACTTTATGAAGTTGTTAAAAACTTTCACGAAACTTATATTCGTGATATTGAAGACTTGGATATTGAGGGCGTTGAGGTTCTTCACATTTGTTATCCAGAACATGACGGCTTTATTGAAACAACCCTAGCCTATGTCGAGAAATACAAGCCGCAATTGACCATCATAAACTCTTCTGTTGGCGTTGGAACGACTAACCAGATCGGGACGGATATTGTCTATTCTCCGGTTCGTGGCAGACATCCTAAACTTTCAGAAGATATGAAAATTTATACAAAATTTGTATTTTCCCATAATCAAGAAAACCGTGAAAAAGCATCAGCTTATTTTGAAGCTTGCAATTTAAAAGTGGCCCGACATATGAGCCCTAAAGCAGGGGAATTGGTGAAGTTGTTGTCAAACATCCACATGGGCATAGAAATAGCATGGCGGCAAGAAGTTTCACGAATGCTTGAGGATTTTGGCATAGACCCACATGTTTATGAACAATGGGAAGAAACATATCGAAATGGGTATATTGAATCCAAGGATCACAATTTAATTCGTCCATCAATGAGTCCTGCTCCTATTGGCGGGCATTGTATTTTGCCTTGCACGGAGATCTTAAAGAAGCAATTCCCATCTAAGATTTTAGATTTTGTTTTAGAAAGCAACGAAAAAGCTAAGGGAGAAACATATGCAATTAGAAGTTATTGAGCCGGAAAAGAAAGCACCCAGGTTTACAAAAGATCCATTATTTAGCGTTATTATTCCTATCCACGATGTAGAACCATCTGTGTTAAAACGCTGTTTGCGTTCTGTTGATGAACAGGATTATGTGAATAGAGAGGTCATCTGTGTTTTAAATGGTGAATTTGAAGGGAAATCCGAGCTCAAAAACATTGTCCAATCCTTCCCCTATTTTAAATTGCTTGAGATAGAACAGGCCAACGCCTGCGCTGCACGCAATGCGGGATTTAAAGAATCTAAAGGTGAAATCGTCTCGTTCACAAATAGCGACTACATTTTAAAGCCTGGAACCCTCCGCCTTTGGGTTGACGCTTTAAAGAAAAACAAAGATTGTGGATTTGCCTATGGTGGATACGAATATAATTCAGCCCAACGATCTTATTTCCCCTCCGGTCCGTTCGATGAATGGCTAGAAGACGTTGAAAACTATATTGACTGCGGTTTCCCGTTGTGGCGTAAATATGTCGTCGAATGGGACGAAAACTGTAAAAGTCTCCAAGACTGGGACTTTTGGTTGAGAGTCATCAAGACCCACAAAGTCAAAGGGTTCTATTTGGGCCGCGATTATTCCTTTATCGCCGAACTCCCGCGCCAAAAAGGACTTTCTCATGATTCATCAAGCAACTGGAACGATCGCGTTACTTGGATCAAAAATAAGAACGGAATCGAAACCAGGGATATTTTGGTTGACTCTATCGGAGCCGCAAATCACGGAGTGCAGATAGCAAAACTAATTAACGGAGATTTTCGCCAGTTCACTTGGCACAAAACAGACTGGATTTCGACTTATAAAGCACTCTATATGATCGGGTTCTATATCCGAGCAGGAGAGAAGGGTCTTAACGAACACGCTCGAAGGCTTGCTGTATTTAAAGACAAGAACCCTAACGCAAAAAGAATTGTTCACTTTGTAGGTGCGGATATTTACTGGCTTAGAAAATTCCCTTATGAAAGCCTTAAATATTTGGCGGGAGCATTAAACGCTTCTTGCGATCACATCCTTTCAGAGAATCAGGAAGCCCATGATGAATTGCTGGAAATGGGAATTAAAACAGAAATTGTTCCGATCCCCTCTTATACAAAGAACTGGGAAGTCAAACCTTTGCCAAAAGATTTCTCGGTTGCTTGCTATTTGGTGAAACCTGGCACTGGTTCGGGAGAATCTGATTTCGATAAGTATTGCTATGAAGCGACTCTTTCGATTATTCGAGCTCTTCCCAATGTACAGTTTCAAGGATATGGGCGTGGCGCAGAGGATGTCAAGTACCCAAATCTTAAAACATTCCCAAGTATTGATCGCGAAAAATGGCCTGAATTCGTCTATAACAATTCATGTTTGCTCAGACTTTCAAGACATGACCACCACCCGATGGCATCAAATGAATTCATTATGGCTGGCCGTGATGTCATCACAAACATCCCGACGCTCGGAGCGCACATGATTGATACTTCAGGGAAAAGCGAGCTTAATGAGTGGGACAAGTTTTCAGAAGGGTTTAACACAGGGAATTGGCCAACAACGAAGCTTAAGGTTATTCAAAAGATTCGAGAAATTAGGAAAAGTAACGGAGCTGGAATTGTAATAGCCAATGCGGCAGAACTTAAGAAAACTTTAGACCAACAGACTTACATCGATAAAATTAAGGGGATGTGTTATGGAAAATAAGGGAGAAGTGAAAGTTTCTTTCGTGATGCCAGTTCACAACGCTTTGTGCTGGATTGGAGAGGCAGCCAGCTCTGTCCTCATGCAAACAGTTCGAGAAATAGAACTTATTATTGTTGACGACAAGTCTACCGACGGGACAAGTGAATTCCTTGACGAGTGGTTGGGTGACAAAGAAAAGTTTCCAAACGTCACGATCATTCACAATGAAAAGAATCTTGGAGCCGGACTGTCCAGGAACCTTGGAACGGCGGCGGCCTCGGCTCCCATTATTGCGTTTACGGACGCAGACGATATCTGCGCTGACGAAAGGGCAGCCCTCATCATTAAACACTTCGACGAAAATCCTAATTCAGAACTCGTTACGTTTCCAAATATGCAAATTGGCTACTACAACGAGCCACTTGAAGAATTTCCGGGTGAGCCTTTTGATCATGAACGATTCTTGAAAGACGGAACACCAGGCTATTACTCAAACCCTGCGTCAGCAGCAAAAAAAGAATCTCTTTTGGCTATGGGTGGATTCGGGAAAGAGGAATTCACTGACACCATCAAGAAAACTGATGACGTGATTTTCGTAGAAAATTGGGTTAAGAGTGGACGTAAAATTGACTATCAGCCGTGGGGATACGTTACGCTCCATAGACTTTTGCCAGACTCCATGATGACCAAGATTCGCGGTTTCAAAAATGAGTGGATTGAACGATGAACACAATTACAAAAGACACCACCAAAGAAGAGTTGCTGGGCCATTACAAGAATTATCCAAAAACTGGCGGCGATAATCTTTTAGAAGAAAAACCTTTCTATGAAAATCGACTCATGCCATTGCTTTACGAAACGCCCATGAAATCAAAAGTTTTAGACGTAGGGTGTAATGACGGCAGCTTCATGAAGATGCTCGAAGATAAACGCAAATGCAAAACATACGGAGTAGACATCTCTGAAACCGCGTTGGCATTAGCGAAAGAGAAAGGGTTGAAAGTTCAATTTGCAGATGCCCACAAACTCCCTTTTGAAGACAAAACTTTCGATGTTGTGATTCTTTCGGAAGTTATCAGCCACGTTCAGAATCCGGGAGAAGTGGTCGCTGAGATTAAACGGGTCTTAAAGAAAAATGGAATCCTTCTCGGGTCTTGCCCTCACAAGAACATCCAAACGATTGCGTGGGAAGATAAGCGCATGATTCGCCGTTACTACAACGAAGATGAGCTTTCTCAAGTGCTAGGCAAATCATTCGATCGTGCCTGGATTCGCACCCTTAACGGAGCTCAATTTTCCTTTTCAATGGCCCAGAGCTTGCTGGCCCAGGAACCAGCCGAAATGCTTTTTAAATGCGGGCATGTCGGGACATTGGGATGGGATGCAGAACTACAAGATAAATCGGTATTGCGTTGCTGGATGGGCTTCACGCAAGGCCCTGGCGACGTTTACTATCGGATGAGCGGGTACGCCGATAAGATGCAAAAACTAGGCGCACAGGTCCATTATGACCCCTACGTTGAATCTGACATGGACTCCCCCTCCGCATGGACACGCAAGATTCGGTATATATCAGATGGAGAAGGTGGGGCGCGTTTTACCAATGCCCATATCGTTCATGAGCTTGAAACGCTTTTAAAAGCGGCGGATATGTCTGTTTTTCAGATAACGTCATCCCGCGATATCTTGTTGCTGCTGACAACTGCCAGGAAAGGCGTTATTAAGAAACCTATGTACATGGAAGCCGACGATTGGATTTTCGACCTCCCAAGCTACAATTTGGCTTCAGGTGCTTACACCCCCAATTCCGATGTTGAGGCTGTTGCATATGATCAGGTTAAACTTTCTGATGGGTTTATCGTCTCGACCAACTACCTAAAAAAGAAGTTTGAACAATTAGCACCTGGGAAACCTGTTTACGTTGTAAAGAATTCACTCGACTTTGATATCTGGGATAACCTTCAAAAAGAAAAGCCTCTTCATGTTGCAAATCCAGATTTAATCAGAATCATCTATAGCGGATGCGGGAATCACAATGGTGACATGGAGCTTATTGTCGAGCCATTACGCGCCTTGTTGGATGAGTTCCCAAATCTTGAATTTGTGTCACTCCCTTATACATGCTTGGAAACCATAAAAAATCCGCGATGCAAGATTTTTAATACTTGGGTTCCAATGAGCGTTTTCCCTCATGCGGTAAATTCGTGGGAAGGGGATATCGGTATTGCTCCACTTCGCGACAATGAATTGAACCGCGCAAAATCAAACTTAAGATGGCTAGAATATTCGGCTTTGCACATCCCCACAATCGCAAGCGACGTGCAGCCATTTAAAGAGTCGATAAAAAATAATAAAGATGGTATTCTTGTAGGGAATTCTGAGGTTGAGTGGTATGATGCCATGAAAAATTTAATTCTTTCTAAGGAAAATCGCATAAAAATTGGGGATTCTTCCTATAGAGAAGTAAAAAAGAATTACAACATGACTTCCGTAGCAAAGTATTATCTTTCGGTTTTGAAGCACATAAAAAATGAGTTTGTAAGGGAAAAGGAACGGATATGATTCGTGAATTTAGCCCAAATCCAAGCCGAATGCGGTAGATTACTAAACGATCCGAACAATACGAGATGGACTCCTGACATATTGACCATTCGAGCAAATCTAGCTCAAACGGAAATAACGGGATACACACAATGCATCAGATCTGTTGAGCTTCTTACTACTACCCAAAGCACCCGATCTATCCCTGTTAATGACGCAACCATGGGTATTGTAAGAGCTTTCATTGTTGATTCTGGCGGTGCCAGAAAACCATTTACCGGAATTACAATTGAAGAACTTGATTTCCGATATCCAGATTGGAATCAATGGGAAGACGGAGCTCCAATTCTGTGGCTCTACGATGCTTCTAATCAGCAAATCCAGCTATTCCCTCGCCCAGACGCGGCTAATTCTTTTGCCAATGCCATTGGAGTCTATGAGATAAGAGATCCCGCCGCCTTGTCAAACCCCACAGATATTCCATTCGATTCTATTGCTGCCATGACTCCTTATCACATTTCAATTTGTCACTGGGTAGCTGCCCAGTGTTGGATGGATGACGGCACCCCAGAAGCTTTGGCCAAAGCAAGATTTCATAAAAGTGGAAGTATGCTTCACCCGGGAGAGTATGAAAAACAGCTTGGCAGGATTATGGCTGAATTCGATTCTCCGGATATAGTCCAGAGTCAAGTTTTATGGAAACCGGAAGGTGGGCGCGCTGGCGGATGGGGATTTCCATCGAAGTCAAACCCTCTCCCATGGTAGATAAATGAAAAAGCTTTTTTCTTTTTTATTGATTTCGCTACTTTCGACGCTCTTGTTTGCTGAAGGGTCTCCAAATCAGCAAGTCATAGGGCCTTTTAGTGGCCTAAATAATGCTGATAATCCTGCCGCTATTCCTCTAGAAAAAGCACAAGATCTTCTTAATGTTGATTTAAGCCTTAATGGGAAATCTGTTTTTAAAAGAGAAGGATATGGTTTGGCCTATGCTTTAACAAATACGACATCGCCTGTTCATGGGACCTATATTTTTTATGATGGAACTGGAAACGATGTCGCTTTGTCTTTTAATGATTCCAGAATTACAAGCTCGGTTAATGGAGCTTCTCCTACAGTTTTAACGTCAACAATGACAAATGGCTCAACTTGGCAATGTACGGATTCACAAGGATTTGCTTATTGTGCCAATACCAGCAGAACCTTTATTATTAAAACTAATGGGGTAACTTTTTCAACAGTTCAGAATCTTAACTCAACAGGAACCATAGTAGCAGTCACTCCGGATAGATTGGTGGCTTCCGGTTTTTCCTCTTCTCCCAATAGAATTGATGTCTCTGCTGCTGCGGATTTTAATACGTGGGCCACAGGAGTCTTAAACACCTCTGCTTACCAATTTACGATAACAGCTCCTGGTTCTCGAATTACTCATGTTTGCTATGCGTTTAATAGAATTATGTGGTTTAAAGATAACAGTTTTGGCTATATCCTTCCTGGCCAAAGTGCCTATGATTGGGTTGTGAGAACAATTTCTCCAAATGTTGGGAATTTGGACAACAGTTCAGTTTATTATCAAGGTATTTTGTATTTTCGTGGAAACGATTCCCATATTTGGTCCTACGACGGATCAAATCTTGTCAAGCTAACCCGAGACATTAATGGGACTATTAACACGTCTCAAACAAGAGCGGCAAATTCTTGGATGCAGACAACAAATGCGGATTGGAATGCAGGGAGTTTCGACTCAAATGTTTTTGTTGATACGATTTCTTCTCCAAATTCAATTAAAACAGTTTTTCCGGACCCATTTACAAGTCTGAGAAATGGAACAAATGGAACCAGATTGGTGTGGGAGCCGCAATCTGGATCAACTTCTTTTTCAACCCAGTCAATCCAGTCAAATCAATTGCTTTTTTATTCCACAATGAATTGCGCGGGACAATGCGGGAATGCTTTTAGGCTGTATGACAAGATGCCAACATTCGCATGGGGGACTACGTATTATTTTGAAATAAACAGTTTAAGTGTTGATGCGAGTGGATTGCAAGAATTTGATTTCTTATTAAGACAATATTCGAAACCGGATCCCGTATCCCCGCCTGCTTCTCAGGGTAATTTCTTGTACGCGAAATTCAAATCAACTACTTCCAATGTAATTACTTTTCAAAATGTTTATTTGTCGTCTGCCAGCAGTGCGTATCCAGACTTTAATATTTCTTTTTCTACAGGCAGCAATTTTTCACTGTATATTGATACGGCAGCCATTCAGTTCACGGTAAATGGATCATCGGTTATTCTCCGGGCTACCCATAGCTGGACAAATACCGGGGTTTATCCTTCTTTTTGGTGGTGGAAAAACATTGGAGGAGGGAACACAGCATCAGCTTTAATTGATAATTTTAATATCACACCGCAAACTTTCACTTTCGTTTCATCTGTAAAAAATTCTCCAAATTTAACTTCATGGGACCAATTCTCAGCAGTTACTTTAAACACGGGCGGTAGCCATGCCTTCTCAATAAGAAGCGCAACTGGGACATTCACAGTATTATCTTCAACCCCTTCGTGGGCATCTGTCACCAACGGATCAGTCCCCACATCTTCGACTGGCACTTATTTCCAAATACGGGATTACTTCGCAACGACATCGACAGGGACTAATTTACAGCTAGATGATTTCACGCAAAACTGGTTTGAAGGGGCAGCGACAGATAAGGCATATGCAACGTATTTTAAGGATGCCATTTGGTGGTCAGTCACTACAGGAACCTCGACAACGAACAACAGAATTTTAAAATTAGACCTAATCAATTCGACTTGGCTTCTGTATGACTTGGAAGTTAACGGGTTCTATATAAAAAACAATTCTCTTTATTTTGGGAGTTCAATTTCCGGTAACGTTTTTAAATTCGGAGATGCAACATCTGACAATGGGTTGCCCATAAACGCTTATTGGAAATCTAAAGATTTTTTCCAAGATCCATTTAACGACAACAACTATACCGATATTTCTATTTTCTTTTCCGCTGTCAACAATTCTTCTGTTACGGTTACGCTCGGGGATATAAAAACACCTGTATCCTACACTGTGCCACTTCAGCGAAATATTTTGTCTTTTGGGAATTACAACAGGAATTTGCCTCTGGGTACTTCTGGAAATGTTTTTAATGTGCAATTCGGGAATAATGCCGCTTCCCAACCATTCGAAGTGTTTTCTGTCTCTGTCGGAATTGTTAAGAAACCATGGAAACCAGGCGAAAATTAAATTGAATAAATTTATATTTTTATTATTGCTATTGCTATTTTTTGGCCATGTATTTGCGGAAGGTCCATCTTTTAAGCATGGAGAAACAGAGATTCAGCAAGAATTTGAAAACACCTATCAAGATATCAGGCACGCTTTACAGCAAATTAATTCACAAACGAATTCGGCCATTATGGTCAATGTTAAAGATTATGGAGCAAAGGGAGATGGGACCACTAACGATTATCAGGCTTTTGTTGCAGCTTTGGGGTCTGGGGTTAAAACAATATTTATCCCACCCGGGACGTACTATATAGACAATTATTTTTATGTTCCAGCCTCTACAACTCTTCTCGGTTCTGGCATGGGAGTAACAATTTTAAAACATGGCGTTAATGTCCCTCTAACAGGGGTTGATTTTATATCTCTCGGAAATCGAGTAGCACTAGGCGCGTATTCTAATATTGAAAACTTAACGATTGACGGCAACTGGCCATTAACTGACGGGTTCCAAAACTTTGAAATATCGGCTAACTATAAATCTGTCATCAGAAATGTCGAGATAAAAAACTTTACAATGCGCGGTATAAATGTCGGATCTTTTGGACAAGATTGCAGAGTTCTTAATTGCGTGATAACGGGAATCGGAGACGCGAATGCCTACCCAGATCAAGGCGACGGGATATGGGGCCTAACCGCATCGGCTGGCAGTTTGCTCAGGGGTGTCCTTATTGACGGGTGTGTTATATCTAACATGAAAAATTCTGCAATTTTTGCATCTGGTACAGGGCTAACAATTTCCAACAACTTGATTTATGGGAATCATTGTCAGACGGCTCCGGTCGGTGGTGGCCAGGTGGCCGTTGGCAGTGCAACAATTGTAGGGAATTCAATTATTGATGGATGCTCTGCAGCGACAACGGGAATAGAAGAAAACGGGAGCAGCTCGATTATTGGCAACAAAATATCTAACAACCAATCATATGGTGTTTTTATTCAAAACAACGGGCATAGCAATGTTTACGGTAATGAGATTAAAAATAATGCCCTAGGCGGGGTTGTGGTTGCCCCCAATGTTAGTTCTTTCACAATAGTAGGGAATGACATTACTGCTGATTTAGGAGCTTCTCAGGCCTACGGGGTATTGGTCGCCGCCGGATCATCAAACAACTATGTTGTCACTGGAAACAAAATTACAGGCAATACAAATAGTTTTTACGATAGCGGAACAGGAACAAGCAAAGTTATCTCTGGGAATTTAGACGGATATGCTGTTTTTTCTTCCAGTATTGCAACAACGGCAACTTCTGGTCCTGTGAATATAGCGTCATCTGGTGTATTTCAAGACGTTCTTTCCATCCCTGTTTCAACGGGTACTTATCAAATGTCTGGGTCTGCTACATTTTTTGTCAATGGCGCAACCGTTACAGCTTTTTCCATAGGGATTTCGACAAATGCAGGATCTTCTACAGCCGCTCTGATGTCTGGGTACAATCAAATCGTCATAGGATCAACCATGTATGACTTGGCCAGCACGCAATGGATTACCATTCCAAAATATCAAGCGACATTTGAATCAGCAAAAACAGTTTATTTGAAAGTAAGGACAACTTTTACAGCAGGAACACCTCAGTTCTCTAGAGGGAATCTTTTGGTAGAAAGGAAATAATTTATGAGCATGTTATCAAGAAATATCGGATCGGTTATTGGTACCGGATTAGGACTTGGGCTTGGCGGAGTTATGGGGCCAATCGGGTCTTTTGCCGGTGGAGCAACAGGGGCAACTCAGGGAAATAAAGTGATGGCTCAGGGGCAGGGACAGCCTGGCCCAACTGACAATCAAGGCCTTTCATTAAGCCCGCAGAATCAGGCTACGGCCAATCAAATCATTCAATACATACAATCACACAATCAAGGAACCTACGGAGAGGCTCAAATTGGCGCGACGGTTAAATCTTTTGACGATTTGCATAATCAGGTTAAATCAGGGAAATTGTCTCAAGCTGATTATGTCGGAATTGCACAGTCAATATTGCCAAAAGTTTATGAATATGGTCAGCAAATAGCGAGGAGTGGCAGCTCTGGCGCAACTGCTGTTAATAACGCTGGACTTGAAAAATTAAACGAGCATTTGGCTAATTACAACATTTATAAATCAGGGCAAGAAATCCTTGGAAGAGACTTAACACCGGAAGAATTCGCACAGGCAGCACCCATTTTCCAACAGCCAAAAGGTGAAACTCTTGGGAATGCTTGGATGGCGCAACTAAAGCAAGTCGATGATCAAAATCCAATGTCTGCTGGCAATAAGAAAAAATCAGAAGGATTTGGGTCAAACGTTGATCAGATTTTTCAGTCTTCTTTGGGGCGTTTAGCGACAGCAGATGAGAAAGCCCATTTCGGCGCACTTATGGCAACGGGGAATCTAGATCAATACGGGCTAAACCAATTCCTCCAAGGAACCCCCGAATATCAAACTGCCGCAGACACAAAATTTAGAACGGGGCTTGACAGTCAGTTGCAACAATCCGATTTAAATTTCTTTAAAAATGCAAAACAGGATGTGATGTCTCAGTTTATGCAAAATGGGACAGGCAATTCCTCAGCCCTTGATTCTGCTTTGACCGACCTCATGGGAAAGATGGCAACAAATCGAAGTCAGTATTTGGCGCAATTAAGTTCGCAACAATACAGTGGCAATAAAGATTTGGCTTTGTCTAATTACGGGAACACACAAAACCAGGTTTTTGGAAATATTTCTAAAAATACGAATAGAGCGCAAAGTTTGCAAGATTACTACACAGGCAGATCAGACAATTTGGCGGACTACAATACGCAAATGCAAGATTATTTGAATTATGCCAATAGTGCTGGGAGCAGAAAAAGTAATGGTTTTGGACGTGCTGCTGGTGGAGCTTTGCAAGGTGGTGCTGCTTTTGCTGGAACTGGTAACCCCTACGCAATTGGTGCTGGCGCAATTGGTGGCGGCTTGCTCAGTTATCTAAATAGCTAATAAGGAGAATTTATGGCACTTCAATTTCAAGGATACGGCGATCCTTTTGCTCGTCAGAAGATGGATCAACAACAAAAACAGCAAAACTATGAGAATATGATGCAGGCAATTAGTGCGATGGGAGCTGGGGTAAATAATTACCAACAGAACCAGCGTCAACAAAAAATGGATGGCTACACACAAGACCAACATGCCAGAGAAAAGTTTTTATTTGATCGCCAATATGCACCTGTTCAAGGCCCTGTTAATCAGCCTCAACAAGAGGATTCAAACCCTTTTATGGGCAGCTTTAGCCTAACTCAGCGAAATCCAAATGCTTTTTCTTCTTTGGACCAAAGCCAGCGGCCAAATCCTGCTTTCATGCAACCTCAGCCGTCCCCTGTTCCTCAGATGCCCCAAAATGGCCTCTCAATGTTCCAGGGAGGGCAACAAGCCCCTCAAATGGCAAATGACCTTGTATCGATGCATAAGCAGATGTACCCGCATTTGGCAAGCCTTCCTGAGCAAGGCGGCCTGCCCCAGCCAATGGGGCCGCAGCCAGGCCAAAGTCGAGATGATTTTGAATATTTGCAAAAACAGCAGGTTTATCAACAGAAGCAGGGTCAAGAATCGCAAATGTTCCCAATTAAGCTACAAGCGGAACAAGCCGATATTGATTATAAAAGAGCACAAGCGGAGAACTTGCGAAAACCAGCTCCGCAGTATGTTATTCCGCAATATGACGCAAATGGGGCAGTCATTGGCTATTCTTCCGCTCCTCAGGGGTCAAAAGTTGTTGGCGGAGGGAAACCAGTTTCTCCTGGGAAAAATTCAATGTTAAGTTCCCCTCAAGCCGCATCAACTTACAATCTTTACAAAAAAGCCAGACAAGGACTATTGACGGGATTAGGCGGTAGTGAAACTGGCCCAGTTCTGGGAAGAATTCCAGCTGTTACCTCTGACCAACAAGTTGCGGAAGGTTCTGTTGCTGCAATGGCTCCTGTTTTAAAGCAGCTTTTCCGTGTTGCGGGAGAAGGAACTTTTACAGACAAAGACCAGGCTTTATTATTGGACATGATCCCTACTCGAAAAACACGTCCCGAGGCTAGAAAGGCGCAAATAGAAAATATCGATAATATTGTTAAAGCCAAATTAGGCATAACGAACGAAGATGAAACACAATCCCCAGAAGATTATTTAAATAGTATCGGTGCAAAAATA